CTGCATATAGGGCTGCATGGCTGCGAATGTGCTGCCAGCAGACGCACCAGACGCACCAAGCGCAGGGAGTGAGCCAGTCAAACCGCCGCCGCCCATGCCTGCCACAGCCGCAGGAGTGCCAGCCAGCAAACCAGTACCGCCACCCATACCCGCAGCAGCACCCGCGCCGCCTAGCGTAAGGCCTGAGCCTGCCGCAGCCGGTGCCATAGCGCCACCTGTACCCACAACGCCAGCCGTAATAGCTGCCGTTTTCAGGCCATCCATAAGCGCGGTTTTGGGGTCTTTGCCTGATAGAACATCAGGCAGAAAGCCAAACGGTGACCATCCTTGCATCATTTGCCGCCTCCGCTTTGTGTGGTTGTAGAGGAACCAGTAGAACCAGATGAACCCAACAGGCCAGCGTATGCGCCCATTTGCTTGTACGGTAGGTTTTGCTGCTCTTGGAACTGGTTGTAATTGAAGTCAAGGCCTTGCTGTGTGCTGTCTTGCAGGGTTTGGCCTGCTTTCATCAACTGCGCGGCGTCGGTGTATGACTGGTTGCCGTAGCTCTGAGCCATGCCCAAGGCGCTCATCTGGTTAGCGCGGTCTGTGTTGTAGGCGTTGCCGTACATCTGGGTTGCAATGTCGCCCATTTGTTTAGCGCCCTGCTCTGCGATACCAGAGTTACCGAACGAGCCTGAGCGCTTTTCGAGCGCTGCCATGTTGCCCATAACGCCGCCTTGCGCCTTGCTCACCATCGAATCAAGGTAGGGGTTTGTCTGCCCGCCCTGCAAGGTGCTGATAAGCGTTTGATTGGCCTGATTCATCACCGGACTGCCATTGGTAGCCCGTTGCGTAATCATGTCCAAGCCGGTGTTTTGTGTGCTGTTCAGGCCTGCATAGCGCTGGCCGGTGTAAGGCGTGAAGCCAGACTCTGACACGCCTTTTGCCGCTTGAGTTGCATAGTCAATCAGCGGACTAAACCGCGCATCAACTTGATTTTGTGTGGTGGATGTACCACCTCCGCCGCCGCCGCTCATAGAGCCTCCACTTCGAGAATCGAGTACACCGGTTTAAAACCGGCCTTCATGCGATAGAGTCGCGCTTGCGCTTCTTTAGCCGCACACCGAACCTTTGAGCATCCCAAGTCCCTTGCGAGGTGTTTGATCGCTTCAAAAAACTGTTCAAAGCCGCCGTTATGGGCGACTAAATCAGTGATGAAAAGAACCCGCATGTTTGGGAGTTGGTCAACACGAACCACGCCCCATCCCACCGTCTTTTCGTCCATTGTCATTTCTAGTAAAGTGCGCTCCCCACGGGCAAGAATCATCTTGAGCTGGTCGCCGGTAATCTCGCCGCCCGATGTGTCGCAGGCTTCAGAAAGGCACGACGCGCCGCGCTTGTAGGCAGCGTCAATAAAGTTTTGATGGATAGGAATCAGCTTCATTAGTTACCTGTCGGAAATCGTTGCTCAACCCAAGTGCCGGGGGTGCCAGATGCGACACACAACCAGCCGCGCACCACGTACTTAAAGCCTGAGAGGCCTAGCTCTGACGGTTCGGAGTTGCGCACCTCATCACCCCTTGCGTGTGCGCCGGAGGTGGGGATAGATGGCAAGGCGTTGTAATTCGCCGCTAGCAAGCCCTCGGACAAGGCGTTGACCTGCTGGGCTACTTCCTTGTAGAACTTCTCGGTATCGGGGTCTTTGGTGCCCCGTGATGTGCGGTTTAGCTTCATGCGTCACCCTCTGGAATGAGGTTGACTGACATACCGGAAACACGGTGATCGCCGGTAAATAGGAAGGTAGCGCGATGCCATTGGGCAGAGTCCAGCACATCGAATTTTCCGCCTACCATGTCAGCCGTTGATGCGAGTACCGGAGTGCCGCCGCTTTCGTCTTTGACATAGGTTTGCACCGATGCGCTAGTGGGCTTGTAGTTCGGCACAAAGCGTAGGCGAATCCTGTTCAGCATCGTGTAGCGGTCATCATCCCCAAAATCGCCCGTTGTCATGGTGGAGACGGTGGAGTTTCCAGTCATGGATTGAAGCTGATGGTCCTGATTGAACAAGGCCAGAGAGCGCCCACCAGACAGCCAAAACTGAGAATCAAAGGAGTAGCTAGCGAGTCCGTCAATCGTGGCACTGAGGGCCGTTAGACCGTCGATAGTGACGCCTGCGGACACGTAGTTAACCGCTGCTTCTGGCGATACGTCTACTTTCCCCCACTTCTTAGAGGGGATGTGATAAACGAGTGCTTTGTTGTTGATTTGAGAATCAATGGAGGGATAGAAAATCCACACACAACGATTCTGGCGGTCGAAGATGCACTCTGTTTTGAAGCGATATTGAGGGCTGGAGGCATCGTAGAACCACTGCCGCACCTCTCCATAGCCCACAGGTACAGGGCGCGTACCGTCGAAGATATAGAACGAGTCCAGACCCACAATGAAGTGCCCCATATCGCCAAGATCGCACCAAGCAGATTGACCAATGCAGCCAGCATCACCGCCGGGCACTTGCACCCAATCCCACACAGACGGAGCGCCGACAAATTGGCCGATGTAGATTGACTGCTCTTTATAGGCAATCGCATATTCGCCAAGTCGCCCACCGGCTGTAATTTGTCCAGGCGAAGAAACCAGCCGCCCCGATGCGCAGAGGGTCGTGATTGACTCGTTCCAGTCGGTCACGTCATACGTTGCGCAGCAGTGCCAGCCGTCTTGTTTTACGGCTCCGTCATTGACATTTAGCGCCATGACCTGAGTGCCGACACTGAAAATGATCTTGGCAGCAGGCGCACCAGAAATGGGCGCGAAGGTGGTGCCGGTAGATCGTTGAATGGTGTCCACAGCGTTAGCCGCTACCGTGTCATTGCCAAACTGAGCAATAGACCAGCGAGACTCACCCGAGCCTGCATAGGTGCCCGTAGACACATCAGACCATGCGCCGCCTGCGAGTTCATACAGCTTGGTAAACGTGCCAGCAATCAACCGGCGCGAGTCGTCCAGCTTAGTGACCACTGCCGCGCCTTTGCAAGCAGCGGGGAGCGCAGGCACACCGGAAGGGGTAGACGGACTAGGCGCACCCTTCATGCCCTGATCGAATGGAATCAGGTTGGTGCAGTCCGTCAACAGCCCCGCTGTTGTCTGGTCAGCGTCGGGCAGGAAGCCGAGTATCTTTTCCATTACCGCGCCTTGATCTGCATGGAACCCGTTACAGGCTGTGCGCGTCGGGTAGCGAAGTTACGCGCAGAGTCAAGCAGCGTCGGAATGAGCGGCTGAATAGATGCCACTTGCGCATCATTTCGCACATGCCGAGCAGCTTCTAGGGCGGTCACGTAGAAATAGAGGTCATAGGCGTTTTCAAGCAGCCAATTGGTAGGAACTGATGTGCTCAGGGGCTGCACATTGGGGATGTAATACAGCTTGTAGGCTTGCCCTGTGCCAGCGCCCCAAATGCGCAGCTTGTCATTCTCAAGAGCGAACGAATCGGGGTGCGTGCGGTGTGCGCTTTCAGGCTGTGCTTTGTAGTCAAGGCTGTACTCACGCGCTCCGATGGTCGTTGTCAGGCGCGAGAGAGTGCCGAAGTCGCTAGGCAGGTCGGCATATTCGCCGGTTGTCGTGCCAGTGACGGAGAGTTGCAGTTCTTTGATTTGCAATTCACGAAACAAGAACGACTCAGCCAGCGCAATGAAGCTGGGCAGCTTTGCGGCCAAATCTGAGCGGTGCAGATAGCCGATGACGTTAGTTTGAAGTTCGCTGTAGGTCATTTCAGGCCTTCAGGAACTTGTCGAACATCACAAAAGCGGGGTTCTCACGAAGGAAAGTCATGATTGCTTTTTCGCGTTCGCGCCGGTCTTGAATGAGCATGATCGGAGCGAGGAAAGCATCAGGGATGTGACCTACTAAGCGGCCTTCGCCCCAGTTTTGGCCTTCTGTCGCTTGTCGTGCTTGCTCGGCATATTTCAGGTGCGGCTCAACGTCAAACGTTCGTTGAAAAACGATCTGTTCGTCACCATCAAAATGCACTTGAGTGCGGATTCCGCGCTCAAAGCCTTCATCAATCGTTAGTGTTGACATTGCTTCCTCACAAACAAGAAAGCCCCACACCCGATAAGGGGTGCAGGGCTAAGGGGCTTAGGCTGTCAAGTCGTCAATCTTGAACTGAGCAACTTCAGAAGTCACACGCAGGGTTGCGTCAACCAACACTTGCTCACGGTCAGAATCGCCGTTCTTCGCCAACGGTGTGGATTTGAAGCTGCGCAGGTAGGCAACGTCCACATAGTCAGAGTTCAGGCCGAGCACATGGTTAGCGCCAACCATCAGATAGTGAGGCTTGATGGTGATAGCACCGAAGTCGCTCACGTACACGTCAGCGCCGCTAGTGATAGTGGCCTGCTTGCCCGACTTGACGTCTTGGCGGTTAGACGCGATACCCACAAAGCCCGAGAAGATGGTTTTGTGGTTGGGCGACATGTACAACTCGCTCGGCACTTCACCAGAGTTTGTGTAGGTCTGCTGGAGTGCAGTCTTCAGCAAAGGCTCGGCAAAGGCGCGGTTTGTACCGGCTGTGATGGCCGATGTGGCTGCGCCCGAAGTGTGTGCAGGGGTAGCACCGGAAGCGCCGTGGAAAGCGTTGGTATAGATCATGCGACCCAAACCAGCCAGCTTCCCTGCAACGGTGCCGTTGTCTTCCACTGCCACGTTCTTGGACACAACAGCGGCTTCCATGTCGCGCTGGAGTTCTTTGTACGCCTTGGCTTTGTAGTAGGCCATTGGCGACTTCATGCCAGCGGTCTTGACGCGCTCAGAGCGGCCAGAGATTTCAATGGTGTCTTGGAAAATCTGGCAAGTGTTGGCAACACGGACAGGCTTGGCCTTCGCGCCGTTGGTAGCGGTGTCGCCGTCCAATGCTGCGTTGTCCTTGTTGGCAGCACGGAGGGAATCGCGCTGGAACTCGTGGTAAGTGTTGGTTGCGGTGGCAACACCAGCGGAGGAAATCACGGGAGTCCAATCGGGATTGGTCATCGTGATTTTTTCGATCAAATCCTCACGTACTGGGCCAGTGCCGTTAGCACCAAGAGAAACGCGGGTAACTGTGTTTGCTGCGATAGCCATGATGTAGGCTCCTTCTTAAAGATATTTGGCGAGGTCGTTCAAATTGGCGCGGCCCGAACGGAACTTGTTGTTCAGGGCGCGGTCTTTGGCGTCTTGTGCGGGTGATGCTTGTCGTGTGGGCAGCTTGGGCGCGGCTGTGACCTTCTTGGTCACTTCGGGCTTTTGAGCCTTCAGTGCTTGATAGGCGGCTGCGTCTTTCAACACGCGCACCATGCGGGGGTCGTAGACGTTGCCTAGCTCATCTGCCGTGAAGCCGTAGAGCTTGTTAGCGCCCTCGTAAATCTTGGCTAGAGCAGGCTTGTCGATGCCGTCCTTTTGCAATTCAGTCCATGCGCGCTCGTACTGCTGCTGCGTCGCTTTTTGCTTGCGTTGCGCGGCTTCTTGTTCGGCGGCTTGTTTCTCAGCGCTGATCTGCTGGTCTAGCTGGCTGAGATACTTGGTGATTGCTTGTTGTCGCTGCGATTCAGCTACCCACTGTGCAGGGTCAGTGTTGGCGAGTTGCGCCATTTCTGCCTCTGTCTTAATGCCAGCCATCTGAACAACTGCCGCCCGTGTCACCTCGGCCTGTTGCAAGTAGTGGCTGCGCACTTCGTCGTGCTTGGTTTTCAGGAACTCAACCGCTTGTGTCTCACGCTCGGCCAGCGCGGATGTTTTGCGGGTGTAATCTGCTTGACGCTGATACCCTTTTACAAGTTCTGTCTCCGTAACCTCCTCGGTTACGTCTTCGCCGCTATCAGTTTTGATAGTGACTTTCACCTTACGCTCGGGTGCAGGCTCGGTGTCTGTTACAGCTTCTGCTTCAGGGTCTTGCAACTCTTCGTCAGTAGCGTCTGCCTGTCCGTCGGTTGCTTCCGTTACCGTGTCGCCTTCGGCGGTGGTTTCGTCGGCGGTTGGTTGTGCTTCGTTTTCTTGCGCGGATTCCTCTTCAGGAGTGTCCAGAAAAGAAGCAAGGTCGGCTAATCCACCGGCTTCGGGTGCATCAGATGCGTGTCCGATTTCCATGATGGTTTTCTTTCGTCTAGTTCCACCCCCTCGGCACTAGGGGTAGAGCGCGGCGCATCTCTGCGTTCGCTAATGGTCGAGTGCCCGACCAGTTAACCTAAATACTTCCGTTTAGCCCGTTGCAGCGCGTTCTCATCGCGCAATGCGTCAACTTCAATCCGGTGCTGCGCTAGCTTTCCGCGCTCCACCAATCCCGACAACACGCCCTCGAAACGGTCTGTAACCTTGGCGTACTGCAACAAGATCAACGCGCCTTCACGGTCATGAATTGGGTGCTCACGCCACTGCTGCACAACCGTTTCACGCAGTACGCGCATTGCCTCTTGATAGGCTGGGTTCTCCAGCACTTCAGCGGCTTGTCGGCCTGTTTGCACATCGGTTCGATCTGTCATGTGTGCATTGTCTAAATTGGTAAAGCGAGTCGTGCAGGCGTAAAAAAACCCTCCGTAGAGGGTTCTTCGTGCCGAGGGGATTAGGCAAGGGCTGCTGATTGACTGATATTCACAATATCGGCGCGTTGCACAACCATGTTTGCGCTAGAGCCGTTCTCTCCATACAGGCCTACAGAAACTGCCAAGTAGCGAATATTTGAGTTGGGTAGCTGCAATGGTTGGCTCACATAACGTGCAGTTGCGGGTAGCCAATTACCTGCAATTCCCTCTGCGGCAGACAGATCGGCGTCAGTCAGTGTTGTGATGTAGTCAGTCCCGCCTGTGTCGCGGAACACAAGCTGAATGCGTGGCATTGCATTTCCGACAAGCGTGTTAAACGATAGATCAACCACCGCTTGCACAAATTCACCGGCCAGCGGCTTGCGCTGGCACAGGAATACAGCACCATCAGTGACCAGAGCACCTTCTTGGGTTGACCATCCCGCCGTTGGGTCTGCGCCGCCAGTAGTGCCAGCAGTCACGCACACATAGCTGCAACCGTTGGCGTTAACACGGCGGCCGACTGCGTAGGCTGTAGACGCAGCCCATGCAATGTCCCAGCGCGACAGTACGTTTGTTGTGTCACCGCCAATCCAGAAGCCTGCTCCCCCGAACGATGCTGAACTAGTGAATGCCAGTTGTGCAGCTTGTCCCGGCGTGTAGTCTCCCCGCGCCACTTTGGAGCCAGCAGCGCCACCGCCAGCGCGGAATTGGCTAATGCTCCATCCATTCGGAATGCCGCCCGCAGCCGTGGCGGGTGCAATGATGCGAGTGTCGTTTGCCGCATCAGCAGTTACCGAGCCAGCAGCCGAAGCGGAAGGGCCAACCAAGTTGTTTGCGCTTAGGCGCATGGATGGCGAACGGGCCGGAACTGGTAAGCGCCCATTGAACGAGGCATAGAAGGCCTGAGCCTCTGCGCATGAGCCAACATAGGACAAGTGCAAGCCGTCAGAGCGCATGTAACCAGAGACAGGCAGGCCTGTTGCTGGGTCCATCACAGCGGCTTCAATGTCAATCAACACCAAACCATTTGCAGAGCAGTAGTCGCGCACCCAGCGGTTTACGTAGTTGTAAGCCTGACGCATCAATGCGCCTTGTGCTGTTGCTGCGTTGATTGGTGCTGCAAAGCCCGTTGTGCCGCCTACATCCGTGCAAATTGCAATGTGTTTTCCCGCTGCTCGTCCAAGCGCAATCATTGCCTTTAGGTTGGAAACAATCTGCTCTTTGGTCGTTTGCCCCGCTGTCGGATTGCTTGCAACCAAGATGCCCGAAGTAATGTCATTCGTCATCCCTCGGATGGTCAGCCAGCCGGGGCCAGCATTTGCAGCCAGCAATGCGGGTAAACGTGCAAGCATTTGGTCTGTGGTGTTGCCAGATACGCCACCGTTAACCATATTGAAAGGCCAGCCAAGCGCCGCATTACCCAAAGTCGCCCACTTAGGCGCATAGCCCACCGAACCAGCGGGGCCGAAGTTCTGCGCGGTCTTGCTGTCACCTAAGAAGATCGCATTGAGTGGGGCGAACTTTCCTGAAACCCCCAAAATAACGTTCTCCCCGGTGGAAGAATTGCTATTCACCATCGCAGGCGTATCGCTATCAATCACCGGAGCCGTGCCCGAATCAAAGTCGATTTCACTCAGGGCGCTCGATGTGAGCTGCAAGGTCACAGCCGCAGCATAGGGGCCATAGGTGCCGCCTGTTGCCGCCGTTGCAATGATGGTGCCAGCGACTGAGCCAGCCAATCCGCGCAAGGTGTAGGTGCCTGTGACGGCTACGACCTTCAGCGTTTCAGTGGGTTGCAGATTGACGGTGGTTGATACGCCGTTGCGTAAGGTTTGGGTGCTCATGGCTGGAAGGCTCCTTCAGAAATTGGTGGGAATGAATTGCCACCATCGGCGGCATCTGCTGCTGAAAACTGCGCGGCGCTGAGAGTGGTTTGCGCGGAAATCTGTGCGATAGCAATGCGTGTCCGTGCGTCTAGCTCGGCTTTCCACTGCTCAAACTGCATCTTTTGCTGTTCCATCAACTGCGCAAATTCAGCCTTTTGGCGCTCTCGTTCAGCGTCACGCGCATCGTTGGCGGCTTGCAGTTCTAGATTGGCCTGTACTTCTTGCAGCTTGGCCTGAGCGCGCATCTGCTCAATCTCTCGCTGCGCCACAAGTTGCGCCTGAGTCTTTTGCACATCGGCCTGCAACTTGGCTTGTTCGGCCAACACAGCAGGGTCGGGCTTCGGCTCTTGTGGGGGTAGCTTGCTCGGGTCTTGAATGAAGTTCTGCACATCCTTGAAGCCAGCGTTCTCAATGATCTTGGCCCCTGTGTGGTACAGGTGCGCAGGTGTAGCCAGACCCATTGCCATGCCTGCCTGCTGAAGTTGCAGAATCATGGTCAGCATCTGCGATTGCATCTGCTTGTCACCAGTACCCAGACCCACATTGATAGTCATGTCGTACTGATCGCGCCATTCTTGCGGGTCGTACTCCACAAACTCGTCACGCAGCTTAAACGACAGCTTTTGCATCTCGCCATCGGTGAGCAGCTTCAAAATGCCTTGAAAAATGGGCTTCACCAGCGTCTCAGCAAAGATGCGCGCTATCAGTTCAATCCGCTGCATGGCTGCCGTCTGGTCGATCTGTCGGCCTGTGGCTGTGTTGTTCAGGCTGTCAGGGTTCAGGCCCATGCTGGTGCGAGATACGCCTGTGCGGTTCTCGCGCATGCCCTGCACATACTCAAGCATCTGCATTGCAGCGCCACCGGCAAAGCTGGTCACTTCCTCGGTTACAGCGTCCACTGAGCGCATACGCACAATGCCACCAATGCGGCTGTCTAACAGGTCGTCCAAGTTCGCCATTGGCGTCCCGTTGGCGTCTGTGAGCAGCTTTTTGCGTGGGTTGGTCGTCAGCTTCAGGTTGTCCAGAGTGCCGCGCAGAATCTCGGTGTGCAGCTTCTGAATGTCGCCCACCAAATCCTCGATGCTCATACCGTCCCAACGGTGGGGATTCAGTACGGGCGAGGTCGTAGCAATCGGAACGTGAGAAACAACCTCAGTGTCCAGAATCTTGTCACGCAGGCGCGTTACTTTGATTCGTTCGGCAATGCCGTCGCCGTCCATATCAGCAAGCACGTACTCGATACGCAGCCAGCCGAAAGCCATGTCGTCGGCTTCTTCGTTGTCTGCTCGGGAAAATGCGCCGCTGTCTTGGCGATCAACCGACATCAGGCGGTCTTCGTCTGCGTCCACCTCCACGTCAGAGGCTTTCAACTCATCGGCTGTGGCCTTCAGGTCCATCGCTTTCACGTCTGATGCTGAGACGTATTTCAGCCGCGCCACATAGGGGCAGTCTTGCAGGAGTGGGCTAGTCCAATCCTTCTCAATCAGCAAGTGCGCCGGATTGAAGGCTTCGACCTTACAAATCGTGCGCTTTTCGGTGATCTTGATGCGGCCCGTGTGCAGAAGCACCGGCTGAGGCTGCAACATGCCGAAATCGTCCGGCACCAATTGCATAGCGGGTTGACCATCAGGCCCCATAGCCTGCTCAGGATTGGCATATTCAATCTCGCCGCCGCTTTCTTGCAGCAGCATCGCAAGCATTTCCTCGGATGCGCCCTTGAATGGCTGGCTGCTTACGACTTCTTGTGTCTCTTTAAACCAATGAACCGCGCAGTTCTTCACGCTCAGGGCGTCTTTGATGGCGGTGTACAGGACTAAAAAGCCGTTGTTCTGTTTGTAAAACACGTAATTGCAAGCGTCTGTTGCTTGCTCTGCGCCGTCTACTTCATTAGCCTTGGTCGGCTCAAAGGCCACGGCTTTGTCGGTGCTGGTGAAGGTGTTTAGCAGTGCGGGGAGAATCCACTCCACCGAGTCTTGCACGTCTGACGCGACAACATCAGACCAGCCTTCCTGCTCATTGCCGTAAGGAAGACGGTGATAAGCCCGCATAGCCCTCTTACGGGCGTCTCCAAGCTCACCATGCACATAATGACCGGCTGCACTCTCTTTGCGCTGCAATAGCTCTAGCAGCTCTGTTTCGTCCATCTTTGCCATAGGTTCTCCAGCGCTATCACAGCGTTGGGCCTATTGTCAAAAGTGGTAAAGCGGCTAGGTGCCGCCCTCGTTGCTAGTAGTACAGCGGGTTGTCTGGATAGACCTGCACCGGAGCCATAGAGTCGCGCCGCCATTCGTGTGTTGTCGCGTTCTTAAAGCACGGCTGGAACTTCAAGGGCTTGGCTGTGCGCCGCTTGATGGAGCGCATAGAGCTACCGAACCGGCCTAGCTTGCGCTGGTTGTGTCGTATCACCTTGAAGAATGGCGAGAATTTGGGGGTTAGTCGGTGAATCATGGCATTGCCTCCCCGATGGCAGCGGCTGCTCGGACTATGGCGCGGCGGGTGGCGGCTTGTGGGTCATAGCCGAGCGGTTCGCCTATGGTGCTTGTGCCGTCTTCAATCACTACAAAGGTGCTGCGATATACCCAGACGATTTTTAGTTGCACAGCAAGCCTGAAGGCGTCACCGTCGTCTGTGAGCGGACGCCAAAATACAAACACTGGCTGCTCATTGACAAACTCAGGTTCAATCGAATAAACAATTGCCCCTCCTTTGGAGTCATCCAGAAACTTACCAGCAATCTCCGCAGCCTTAGCCGCTTTCTCCAATAGCTCACGATCAGTCATAGCTTCCCCTTCGTCGGATTATGTGACGTAGCGCTTTTTGTACGCAATCGGCTTTTGAGCAGGCGAAGCTGCGCCCATAGCCTCAGACACGACAGCCATCAAGCCGAAGCTATCAGCGCCGTGACTTGACCAATCATGTTCGGGGCCAAGGCCGATAGAGCGGTTCTCGTCTCGCTTTTCGTGATACCAGCCGATAGCCTCTAGGCCAGCCTCGCAGCCATCCTTATCAATCCACATCGAAGGGAATACGCGCTGTGCGGCACGGACACGGAGCATGGCCGCGCCCTTGCCTTGATTGGGTACGACTTCCACCGGATAGCCTGCGCCCTCAAATGCCTTTTTGTAAGACACGTCAAACACTTTGTCTTGTGTGTCGCCGTCATGAGGTAGCCAGATGGTCGTATTAGCTCCGGTGTAGCCGTTCTCACGTAGCCATGTGAAATGAGTGGATGCGGGTTGACCTACGGCCTCGTAATACTTCAGCAAACGGCATTCTTTCCCGATGAACTGAGTCACCCAGATAGTGAAGGCGTCCGCACGTTGACCAGTTCCCCCAATGTCACAGAAGGCGCGGAACGTCATCAATGGGTCAGGGCCGACTCTGCCTATCCTGCCCTCAGCCTTGGCTTGAATGATGCTCTTGGCGTAGTAAGCGCCCTCCACCACTCCAACGTAGTCACCCATCCAGATATGCTCGTACTGGTCGGGGCGTTCTTCCAAGTCTCGCAAGCGCTCACGCTCCAGCTTTGCGGGGAACTTGGGGTTATCGGTGTAGTTCAACTCGACAACCTTAATTAGCGGGTCTTTAGCAAATCGAAACCGCTTTTCTACCGTGGCCTTCTTGCGCTTGGGGTTCCATGTCACCCATAACTCAGCGTTCCAATCTGTGCCTTCTTCCCGTAGCGTAGGAATGAGCGTGTTGAATGCTTCATCCGTCACCGGCTCGGCTTCATCAATCCAACAGATAAGAATGCGCCCCTTAGACTTCACAGACGCAATGTTGCGATCTAGCCCGACGAAAGCGAACTCTATATTTCCGTCATGGCTCTTGATGTAGTTTTGGCCTATGTCGTAATAGGCTTTCAGGAATGGCTCATCCTCGATGGCTCGCTTCAGTTCCTCAAGGGAGGAATCAGCCAGCGAGTTCATAAACTGACGCGCACAGAGCAATAAGCCCTTGGTGCCGGTGCTACCGTACATGTAGCCACGTATAGCAATCAGCTTGGCGAATGAGCGTGTTTTGCCTGAGCCTCGCCCACCATAAGCGCCGCGAACGTCAGCAGGGCCATCAAATACGGGCCTTAGCTTGTCAGGGATTGCGATTTGTACCGTGCCTGTCACTCGCCATCCTTGCGCATGGCAACCAGTTCAATGCGGGTCACTGTCTGCAATGGGTTCTCTTTGTCGCCAGATAGCTCCAGCTTGTCGCCGTATATCTTGGGCAGCATCTTGGAGAGCATCCACTTGCGGGTGTCCACTCTCAGGCGGTTACGGGCTACAGCCGTTGCACTCAGGTCTAGGCGCACATCCTCGCCATCGTGCTTAACCTCTACCTCGTACTCGTCGGAAATGTTCAGGATGGCGTCTGCCAGTTGCAGATAGCCAATCTCACGACTTCGCGTGTACTGTGTAAGAAACTCTGGATTTGATCGCGTCCAATTGAGGATAGTTCGTGCTGATTCGCCCACTGATTCAGCGGCCTTGCGTAGACTTGCACCGTCCTCTAGAGCTATGCAGACTTCATCTGCCTTTTGTTGATCGAATGCCATGTGAGTCCTTACGGGTGTTCACGGTTAATAAATTGACGACTCACCCTCTCGCCAGTCGTATGCGGTAGTGACGCAACTTAACGCGCTCTATCTGGAGTAAAGCCATCAAGTAAACCGCCTGTCCTTTAGCTGCATCAACGTTGATTGATGCACAAGCGGCTTACTTCATGAATGGAGCGCTTTGGGTCTTGACCTTTCGGCAGCGCTTCTGCCCTTCTCCACATTCAACGGTTGAGCATTGGGAATTGCTCGGGTCATTCCCAACATTTAGCCGTGTTGGGCGCTGCCGTATTTCAGCGAATGATCGGCGCATAAGGTGCAGAGCCACAATCCTTTTGCTCAAAAGCGCCAGTGTGGTGATTGCGCTCTGCCCCTCTAGTATCTAAAGTGGTAAAGCGGTGCGCCTAGGCTTCTTGCCATCCATCGGGCATAGGCTTCTTTCGGCGTTCTGCCTGCTACAAACAAGCCACTCCCCACACATGCCCACCAGTTGTCATCGGTCAGGTAATCGCACTTAAATAATCTCGGCTTCATTTCGTCAGCCCCTTTCCATGCCTCTCCGCATATTCACGCAACAAGCGCCCTAACCAGCGCCCACCGCCACAGTTAGCCCATGCCCACTGCTCCGCATCGCTCTTGAGTCGGTATTGCACCGTCTTACCCTTTGGCTTGCGTGGCCTGCCTGCCTTGGGGGTAATTTCATTCTTGTACGTACAAATATCGTTTTTCATTGATGGATGCTCACCATAAAGATTGAAGGGCAACCCTTGAAAATGTCTGAAGATGCCAACTCACTCTGCGGTACTTGGTCGGGCAGATACCAGTGTGTGCGCCCATTCACATCAACCGGCTTCACCATCCCTATGTGGCTCAGGTTGTAGACCGCGCTTTTCACTTGCCCAATGAACTTCTTTGTGTCTACCCTGATCTTCTCTAGCGAGTGATTGCCGTCTTTGATGGAGTCGTACACCAAGCGCATGGTGCTGTTCGGCTTGGAGAGTTTTACCGGCTGGTTCTTCTTCAACATGTCTTGCCCCTTGCTTAGTAGTGGTTGATGCGGGTGTATGGGCGGGGTTGGTTTAGGCGACCAAGATTGCGGCGTACATGAGCATTGACAGAAAAAACATTCCGGCAAGCAGTGAAGACACAAGGAAGCAGACGCCAACCAATAGCGCGCCACTTTTAAGGCGTGGCACAAAACCATTGCGATCTGAAAACACAAAGCCGCCTATAAATGCAATCAGTAGTGCGTAG